CCATCTTCGTTAAAAGTGTCTTTTAAGTACCAAATTGCATCGACTAAATACTCTTCTCCATATTCAGGTTCTGTTATTTGTATTTCTTTTTCCTCATCAAATTGAGCTTCTTTTAAAATAACGTTTCCAATCTGAACGATTGAAAAATCAAAGTCAGGTATTAATTCGCCTTTATCGTTAACGGTATGCAACGATTCAAATTTATCTTGAAATTGCTCCCTTGTTTTAAATTTATATTTTGCTAATTTACCTTTAAATTTGTATTCCTCCATTTTAATATTTTTTTATATACTTGTTAATTCTATCGCTTCTGCTTCTCCTAGTATTACATCTTTATAAAACCTTAAATCATAAACATTCCCTTTAAATCTATAATCGTTGTTGTTAGTAGGGTCTGCAAAACGTATATTATTTAACCCAGTAGGGTATGAAGCTGAACTATCAACTCCTTTAAGAATCCCATTCATATAAACCTTAAAACTATTATTTTCAAAAGTTATAAGTATTTTAAACCTTTGGTTTAGGTTTGTTATGTTTGGAATAGTAACATTTGCACCACCTGAACTCGTTACTTGTATCTGTGAAAGGCTTGGAATAAAATATATATTTATATGATTGCTTATAGTAGAATCTGTTATTGATACAACTCCTTGCGTGTAGTCTATATCAAAAGGTATAACATCAATAAAAAAGCTAGACTTTGAGCTATTTACCTCAACACCTAATCCTGCACTATAACAAATTTCGAGATTTCTTGTAACCGTATTGTTATATGTAGCCATATAAGAACTAGCATACCCTAGCTTTTCAAATTGCGAACCCCAAAGCTCAACGCTTGTATTTGCTGTTACTGAATTTCTGTCTGCTGAATTTGAAGGAGCTAACCAAAACTTGTTACTATTATACCCTGAATTTTGGTACGTCATAGAAACTCGATACCATTCACCGCCTAATTCGTCTACTTTTAAATTTAGTAAATTAAAGCTAGAACTAGATTGCAAAGTAAATTCTTTTGTTGCAAACTCAAAACTAGCATCTATATAACTTGAAGTAGTTGCACCGCTTTCCATTCTAAATAACAAATGAGTAGAATCTATATTTTTAACGTAAACTGATGCCGTATTTGTCTCCGTAACATATCCTCCAGTAATATCAACAGAAGAGTTTACACCAGTAGCGGCTGCTGTACTTGTTCGTGTTATTTTTGTAGAAGTATTTGCACCGTCAGGAGCTGTTGAAAATGATGACGATGCAGTGACGTTTGTCCTACTCCAAGCGCCAGTTAAAGGGGCATATTGAAAATATTCCGAAAACCTAGACTTATTTGTAGATTGAGGTTCTAATAATAAGCTCGGACAACTTGAATTTGTGTAGTCCAATCTTGGCAAATTACTTCCATTTGTTTCTATTACTCCGCTAGAATTTACTCTTGTACCGTTTCCGCTTTGTTGGTAATAAAAAACTTTATTATTTTGTTGAGGTAAAACGTTGTAAACTACTCCGTAATAACCTGATTTGTACCCACTTGGTATCATTAATATTGTTGGTAATGTTGCCATATTTTTTTATTTTAAAAATTCCTTGTATTTGTTTTTAAACATTCACTATCTTCTAAAGTACCCCCATCTGTTGGAACTCTCTGTATATAAGTTAAATATAAAGATGATAATAAAGGCAATATATAATCTTCATATATTGAGCCCCAATATATATTGTTTAAATTATAGGGTTGACCCCACCAAGATTTCAAATATATTTCGTTTGCCATTTTATTTTTCCTTTACCTTTGTTAAATATTTTTTTAATTTAACGCAATTTTTTTCTTTTGGTTTGTATGTTTTTTTACTCATATTATAATACCCAATTTGAAGGGTTAGTATTTCTATCGGGGTCGACGTCAGAATCTTGATTGTTTAAATATTCAGGAAATACGTCACTATTAAAGCAAATGTAATCAACAAACCTTCTTGTGTAATATTCTGCAAAATCTCTTTGTTTGCTTACTAAGAAATCAATTTCGCTTTTACTTACTGTTTCGCTATTTTCTGAACTATGTTTAAATACACCTCCATTTTTAATTTGATACGCTGCGAAAGGTAAATAATCAACCATAGCATAGTGAATCAACATTGGTTGAATATATGTCGTAACAAGGTTTAAATAATCGCCTGCCAAAGTTCCTGCTGTAATATCAGCAGATATTCTATCATATAATTTACTACCTAAATAGTTTTGAATATGAATCTCTTGTGCTATTTTAACAAACTGAATAAATTTATCAGTATCAACGTTTCCGTCAATAATTGAATTTTTTACTAAGTCCGTTCTACTTATAAAAAGTGCTGTTGCCATATATATTATTTATTTACAAATCCGTTGTTCGGCATATCTGTTGGTCGCATTGCAACCTCTTTTGCATTTACTTCGGGTTTAAATCCTTCTTTTTTTGCTTTGTTTACACTTACTTCTGCCTTTGGGTTTCCAACATCGGGTTTTAAATTTTTTCCTTTTGCCATATACGTTTTACGCATCCAAAAATGATGGCAATCTCCGCCGCCTTTATATAGCCAAATACTATATGTATCAGCTCCATTCAATCCCCACCCTTCATTGACTTTTTTCGAACCCATTGCAATAATATCCTCTTTGCGATATATTTTTTTAGCCGATACCATTTTCTGACAAAAACCTCTACTATTATCGCTCGCTCTCAAAGGTGCGTATTGATAACGAACTTTAAATTTTACTTCTTCTTCATTTTCTCCGTCTTGCTCGCTTTTTGCGTTTGGTCTTGCTGTTCCAGTTGTTACAAAATTCCAAACCTTAGATAATAAACTTTTATTTTTTGATTTTAATTTTTCTAATTCGTTATCTAGTTCATCCTCTAAATCATAATCAACTTGTCTTTCGTCAATAAGTTCCCAATTTTCTAAATCTTCGTCTTCTCCGTATTCCTCTAATTTTGAAAACATTTTTTTCATTTTAACACCAGTTTCTTCTTCTCTTGTTTCTTCGTCTTGTACATTTTCTAAATCTAAAAACTGCAAAGGCTGTAAGGTCTTAAAATATAGGTTTAAAGAAACACCATTAAAAGAAAGTATTTTGTCAAAGGCATCTATTAAAAGTTCCTGAAAAGGTATAATAACCGTATTGTGCATTAATATTGAAGCTGTCTTTAATTCATCAGCATTATTACCAAATCCACTCGAATCTTTTATTCCTAATAACATAGGCGAAACAACTCTGTGGGCCACCATTATTTTCTTTTGTGATTCATCACTTAAAAATTGGTATTGATTATGCGCATCTGATAATTGAACAGGTGTAATGTCCGCTTGTGCTTCTTTATTATCGTTAAAAGCTAAAATGAATTTTCCTGCGTTTGAGCTACCTGAAAACTTTTGCTGTATTTTGTTTTCGATTAAAGTTTGCGCTTCTTCATCGGGTGTGCCATTATTAAAATTGATTAACATAGAAGGAGCAAGTCCGTTCATAATATTATTCAAATGATAATTAGAAATTTCTTCTTCTAGTTCAGCATATTGCAAACCACCTTGATAGTCGGGTGTAGAATAGTAGTACATCCCTGCTTTATAAGGCTTAATGTATAAAATTTCAATAGGATTAGGAGATTTTGATAACCCGAAAGATGGTATTCTTAAAGGCTTGTCGCTTGGCTTTGCATTAACCCAATCAGGATGATAGTAGTAAGCTTGCACTTGTTTATCATCAGCACTACATTTTTCAGCTCTTAATGTTTCAATTGGTAAATGTTCAACCTTTTCAATACTTTTTTTATCCTTGGAATAAATTACTTGCATTGCGCATTGTCCCGCTAATTTTAAGTCATAAGCCAAACGCCTAACATCATCCTTTTTAAACAAAGAAATCATTCTCGCATATTGTTCAGGCTTTTTACCGCTATTTGTAGCATCTAAACCCTTCCCATATATCATTTGACTGATAGCGTTTACAACTGCGTTATTTGTTGCACTACCATTATAACGGTCTATTAAAAATTGAAAATAGTTGTTATTAGCACCAAACTCAACCCACTCTTTATTTTTGGTTTCTATTATTTCAGGACTTGTGTAAGTGCTTAAATTAACAAAACTAATTTTTGAGTTACTTTTGCTTTTTGTTGGTACAGTTTTCCTGTTTCTGTTTATGTTTTTGCTCATAATATTATAAAATCGTTATTACCACCTTGGCTCTTATATCCATCCTTATTGATTGTATAGCTATTTCCTAAAACTTGGTTAATTGATTGGTCTGTTGAAAACACCTTGTCTCTATAAATTATATTTAAGTCGTTTAATTCTACTCCTTGCGTATTGTATATTTTTAAATCGTAAAAATGACCCTCTTTTAAGTTGTTTATAATTTCAGAAATAACACTATAATTTCCTGACCTAATAGCAGAAACATCATAAGACGTTGTTTCGTTGGTTTGGTCGTCTCTTAACGTTAAAGTACATAAATTGGTATATTCCCTTGGAATAAATTTTAGCACTTGTAGGGTGTCGTCATTAGGTGTTAAATACTTCATACTTATATAATACTATTATTTTGCTATTTTATTTTTTAAAGCAAAAAAAAAGGAACTCAATTAAGAATCCCTTTAATTTTAATAAAAATAATTACAATACTATGCGTTTGGGTCAATTACAACCGCACTTGTGTTGTCTGTTACTACTGTTGAAACTGTGAAATTTGCAGGTGCTACTTCTTGACCTTCTAAAGTCAAAGTAAATCCGCTTAGGTCTCCCATTGCAGCTCCTGAAACTATTGTACCTCCGTTTACTTCTGCTCCATTTTCTAAACCTACCAAAAAGAAATTTCCGTTATAATCTTCAATTGCAACGTGTGGACGTGCCGAAGCCAATAATTTGATTTGTTCTTGTGTAGCTTTGTCTAAAGTAGTCAAAGTTAAATTTAAAGTTTGTGTATAAAAAGTAGTTCCGTTTTCTCTTGAACTGTTTATTGCAGTTTCTAAAGAAGAATTTCCTTTTATATCAAATTTGAAAAAGTCAGGTGTACCGCTTATTGCTGTAATTTCTCCCGCTACTTCTGTAACCGTTCCAAGTGTACCAAAGTCTGCGAAATAAACCGCCTTTAAGCCACCAACTGAACTTTTACAAGGTAATCCTCTACCCGATGTTAAAATACAAGCCATTGTTTTGTGTGTTTTAAGTTATTAAAAAAGGGGTAAGCAGATGAACTACCTACCCCTTTTTATTATTTATTTATTTGATACTAAGAATAGAAAACTACATCTTCTAAAACTCCGATTTGAACTCCTGCTGTATATCTCATAATGAAACGTACATTTTTAGAGCCATCTAAATCAGCCATATCCAAAACCTTTACTTCGTTATGGTCTGCTAAAAGTCCAGTTCCAAAATATAAGTTAGATTTTAAAGTAGCTACCATTGTATCGTCAGCTAATCCGTTTGCTGCTACAATTTTAACACCGTCGAAATATTGAACGTCAATATCTTGGTTGTTACCAAGTGCATTAACTCCGTTTGCCCCAACTCCGTTAGCTGCAAATCCTCCTAAAGCTCTTTTGTAAGCTCTAAAAACATTTTGAGAAGCATATATATATAGGTCTTCGTTACCGTATAAAGAAGAAGGAATTGCATCTGCAACTTTCCCCAACTCGTCAATTACGTTTGATGCATCAATTGCAACTCCAACGATGTCCTGACCTGCTGGTAAGGTTGCTGCTGTTAATAGTGTAGAGAAACCGTCAAAAGAACCTGCTCCTTCTGTACCACTCCAAACGCTGTTTTCAGTTGCTTCTGCAATTTTACCCGCCATTAATCCGATAAAGTAATCAGAAAAAGTTGAAGGTAAATTATCGTGAGCAGAAAAACCCATTGAAATAGCTTCCCAATCAGATTGGAAAGGTGTTTTACAAAGCTCTAAATTTACTTGTAATTCTTTTGGCTCTAAAATTCTTTCAGTTAATGCAACAGTTCCCGCATCCGTAAAGTCGCAACTTGCGTTTGCAACGATTCCTGATAAATCAACTCTTTTTAAAACTTCTTTGAATTTTACGTTTGGTTTTACTTCGATTAAACCATTTGCGATAGTGTTACCACTCAATAAAGCTGCAGAAATATATTTTCCTGCAAACTCTCCTGCGTATGTACTCGTGATTGTTAATGCCATTTTATTTATTTATTTAATTTATTAAAAATTCTACTTTGAACAGTACTTTTTCCCTTTTGAGAATAAAGGTTAAATTCTTTTTTTTCTGTAATTGCTTCGGGGTTGTGAGTAATTCCTTCAACTTCTGAAAGTTCAACAGATACAACTTCTTCAACTTGTTTAACCTCATCAACTTTTGAAAGCTTTAAAGCTTCAATTTCATTTCTTAGTTTTTCAATTTCTGAAAAGAAAGTTTCTTTACTAATTGATTCAATTACTTTTTTAGCTGTTGGTGTTTCAGTAGATAGTTCTTCTTCTTCAACAACTTCTTCTGTTGGTGCTTCTTCGGTTGGTGCTTCTTCTTCTGCTTCTGCTTCTTTGATTTCAGCAATAATACCTTCCTCTGCAATTACAACAGTTCTACCATCCTCTAAAACATACTCCCCGATTGGTACCGCAACTCTTTCTTCGTCTGCAACGACAAAGATTTCTGCACCTACCTCAAAGGTTTCAGCTTCAAAAATAGCACCATTGTCTAATTTTGCTTGTTCAAACTTTACTTCTATTCCAAGTAAGGTACGAACTTTGTTTAATGTTTCTTTTGTGTTCATATTTATATAATAATTATTAGGGTTAATTTTGCGTTTTGTATTTATTTTTTTTATTATGCTTTCTTTTGAATTATAAACCATTGAATACCATCGCTCCAAACTTGTATCCCTTCATAGGGTTTGTTAATAACATAAGCCTCTGTACTTCCGTCTAAAGTATCTCCTCCAATTGGTGTTAATTCAGTTCTTGTTGCTACTTGGTAACCTCCGTTTGATATAATTCTAATAATTCGGTTTGTGTTATCTAGTGCGCTTGGTAAGTTTAAAATTTGCGTTCCATTTTCTCCGTTCCAAGTTAATCTCAATAAAATAATGTTTTTATAAATCTCATCACTTAAATTAACTGTAACGTCAGGAGAAACCGTTAAATTTGTAGGAATTAAATAATTATCAATTTTATTTAAGGTGGTGCTTTTTGTTGTACCATCTTGAACGATTGCAAATAATTCTCCTCCTTGAAGCTCGCTAGCTATTGGTAAATCACTTATTTTTTTATTTGCCATTATATTTTTATTTTAAAGTTATTTTCTTGCAATATGTAATCTCCATTTTCTTGAAGTAACAAGTCCTCTTGTATTGCATTAATTCTCCCAATACCTTGCTTCCAATATTCGGGAGCGTTACATTTTTGACCTTGGTTATTTGCGCAATCTATCGAATAAGTATTTTTACATTTACAATAAACCGCTCTCATTATGATAATAATTTTTTAAGTTCTGAAAGTTCTTCAATTTCCTTTAATTTTCTTGATGCCCAATTTACACCCGCAGAACCTCCCCAAGCATCCCACATCAAACCACCGCAACCCTCTGAATAAGGTACGTCTTTATGCTGCTGGTGTCTTTTGAATGAAGCCATTCGCGCAATAGTGTCTCTACTTATTGGCTCTCTTTTTGCTAATTGATTAGCTCTATTTTTTCCAGTAGCTTCTCCACACGAACCCCATCCATTAGCTTCCACCCATTTTAAAGCTCTTTTTGCGTTATTTGTAGCACCTTGTGGATAATCTACGTATGACTGTAATTTTTCTTTTGATAAATTTTCTTCTTTTTTTTCTTTTGGTCTTTCTAGCTTATCTGCGAAATACCCTTCTATTGAAAAACCTTTTACTTTACCAGTTTTAACGTAGTCGTTCCAAATTTCGTCATTCTCTACTTTTACAGAACCCATCCAAGTACCAACAGGAACATCTAAACCGTACAAAGCTGTTTTATCTTTTGCCTTGTCTTCAACAATCCAACTTTCAACAAGTGTTAAATCTTTTAATTCGCTTTTATGTTCTAGGGTCGAATTTGATTGATAGCCATTTTGTAAATACAATTGAGAAGCTTTTAAGACAGTATCTTTTGAAAAAAATACATAATACTCATTATCG